CGACATGCAACGCGCATACTCAGAAACTTTCTCTTGAGTCCAATCCTCGCTAATCCCATCTTTTTTAACATGAGGGTTTCCGAGGTAATGATTGTCCCCTTTAAGTTTAGTTGTATCTTCGATCATCTGATAATACCAATAATTAATTTCACTTTAGTCAGCCTTATATTCTCCTTCAATATCGTCATCCGGATCGTTTTCTATGGCCTCCTTTTCATTTATATCCTTTAAAAGACGCTGCAATTCTGTGGTCGATCCGACAAACAAATTATTTGTAGTCTGACCTATTTGCTGCTGGGGATTGGGGTTTTCTATTTTATTTAACTGAACATCTTTACGATGCAGATCCATCAGTTGCCCTGATGTATCAGCAGTATCTTTAATCAGTTTAGCAAGAACTTCATATGCTCTGGGGTGTTCGCTTTGGCGAGCAACCTCTATCATTTCTTCTACACCCTCGCGACCTTTGTTTATTAGGTCGTAAAGTGTATCTCTTGTATATTCAAAATCATTATCTCGGTCTTTATCAGTCATTATTTAACCTATCATGAAGGTGTATATGGAGCAGGGGTATCACTATCTAGGACATCTACCACTACAGTATAATCACTATCCTTAGATACTGGTCGAGGATTTGTTTTTGTTCTTAGCGTTTCAAGGTATTCGTCGCCGGACCAATTATCAAAGAAATCGACGTCGATTTTAGTGATGACTTTACCAGCTGTAGGTTTAGGTCCATAAAAAGACATTTTCATATCGAACGTAAGGGTATAAATTATTGTTCTGCGATCTTCTAGGTTGCCTTCGAAGCTATCAGTAAAGGCAACGCCATTCATTATCACAGGAACATCTTCTACAATACTTGCATAACCTTCGACTGGTTTGACATTTACAGTATACTGTGGATTGAAGTATGGTAGTATTTGCTCAACAACTTGCAAAGCATCGTCGTGGTGTTTTGCATAAACATTTAATTCGAACGATATAGTGTAAGGAACACTAGTGTAAAACTTTGCCTGCCCATCAGAATCTTCTGTAGCAGTTTTTAAAAAATAGTTTGTCTTTGGTAGTTGCCGTTGTGAGTCGTACTGCATGCTGACAATTTCAAAGGACATTCTAGGAAGTTTAATAGCAAGTTGGTTTTCAGTATCGCGGTCACCGGATGCATTCATATCAGCAATTCGTTGCATAAACTTACGCTTTGGGGCATAAGCTAGAGGCACCTTCATCTGACTAACTACGTCATTACCTTTCTTGCGTATTATATAAAGATCGTTGAACAGTGCACCAAAAACGGCAACTGACATACGAACACGCTGATTATAAAAATGTTGTCCAAACATTATCCAATATCTCCGAATGGATTTGATTCAGAAAAATCAACAAACTCAAAAGAAGATACATCGAAGTCTATGACCGAGGCATCTGCTGCGCCAGGAGTTCCTGGTTGGATAGTTTGCATTTCTGTCACTGAAACTATGGTGGCTACAGAATTCGAAAGAGAACCCGTAACTTGTAAACCTGCTGCAAAGTTATGGAAGTTTCCGTCATAGTTAGCACCAACGTGTGCCAAGTATAAGTTTTTATCAGAATCCAACCATTCTACAACTTCACCTTTCAGAGTGTATGTTGAAGTCACCTGAGATACTGTTTCGCCGCGAATCCAACCGTTAGAAACAGAATCGAGGTTGAGTTTCCACTGATAAGCAGCAAACTTTTCGACTCGGTCGATTTCTGGAACATCTGTAGAGAACCTCTCATCGCTGTACTCAAATTTCTCACAGCGCATTTTAAAGGTCGGAAGATTACCTAACTGATAAAAGGGATTGTCGTCTTCAACTTTCATGATTTCAAAAGTTGCGCCAGACATTGGCATGAAGATTAGGTCGCCTTCACGTGGACGATAATACTTATTTCCTGATACGCCATCACCAGTTATAGGTTCTTCATTCTTGCGTATCTCTGCGTTCCATCTTCGACGAGACATAATGAATGTGACTGCGTCGCGTATTTCCACTCCGAACTTGGAGAACAAATCTCCATCACCATCGAAACCCTCGATGCTTTCAAGGTATACTTCAACTTTGTATGCGTTTTTGAAAGAGGATAAAATCGTATCATCAAAGATCATATCACGATGAACTACTTCCCTAGGGATATAGTAGATGTCCTGACCGAAGTTGCGAATAGACTCGGTGATCAGATCTTCATAAAGATTCTGTTCGCTCTTGACGTTATTTTTAAACCACAGACTTGTTGTCATGTTCTATCCCACAAAAAAATCGGGTGGAAGTTCCTGCTCAAGTCTCATACGTTCGCGCAATTCTCTAATCTCGGTTCTAGCATCTTCTAGTATAAGTCGACCAGAAATTGTAACACCTCCTGGGAGTTGCATTCCTTCGAACTTAGACATATTTTGACCCCACTGCTCTTTAATGAGAGCAGTGGTGTAATCTTTAAGAAACATATCGTCCCAGATTTTATCGTTCTCAACAGTCTGATAGACTTCACAGCAAATAAATGTACCTGCCTTTATGTCTTTATCTTCGATGTCGCTCCAGAGGTAAAGTCTATTTTGCCTTCTTGAAAACTCTACAATTGGGAGACCTTTAACTTGCATGTCTATAAGAGAAGCATAGGCTCTTACTTGTGCCAAATAAGCAAGACCGCCACCAGAACCTACTGCGGAGGATGCTCCTCCCATAGCATAGTTTTGTCCAGGAAACATCTGTCCTGTTTGAAGTACATAAGAAGCAGAAGAAAACATTTTGGTGACATAAAGTATACTTGCCGGAATGTCGACATATTTGTTTGTTACATCTTGAGCAGTAATTTCGTACTCATAATAATTGCGATAAGTAGCATCCGAGTGAAATTCACGATAAGTTTGTAAAGCATCATCTACTTTATCTTCTATCTGATCTACGTCGACGTTTATCTCGATAACTGGTTCTCCCAGTTTTCGCAAACAGTACTTGACTAGGTTTTGTCTGGTTGTTACTACTGCCATTATAGTTCCTAAGTTCTATCAGTATTTCTTAATTCTATTTATAAGGATTAATTTGTTTCTAAAATACTATATATTCGCAGGCCTTTGTCCATCCAGATAATTCTTCTTTTGTTATAATATAATTCACGCTAGTGAGACGCTGACATAGATGGACTCGGGGTTCCTGACGAAGTTGTAAAAAGCGAGGCCGTAGGCGTTCGTTACCTTGTCGTCAACGAATGGGTTCCGCTTTCCCCAGTACTCTGTCGTCGCGTTTCCGAAAAGGTTGTCGAATCCGACTACTCGGAACGTTCTAAAGTATCCTTGCCTTGTGGTTACATAGCTATCCGCAAGCCCAGCATTATTGGCGCGCTGGTTATTGCTGGGCAAATTACTACTATAAAAGGTCCTGTCACACAAGTTGCCAACGATTCTGATTTTGATATTGCGGCCCACTACGCCCATATCTGAATCGCTTCTGATAATAATCGCCATGGGGTTGCTTCCCCCTCCATCGCCAACGTTGGGATTCCTTTGATATTGATAACTCTGGATTCCGGCAACGCCAGCATAACCACTGCCGGCAGTGCTGTAGTTGGTGGTGACACTACCATAATTGCCGAGATTGCTTACGCCAGAACGCCAACCAAACTGGTTTATCATTACGCCCGACGCGTCATTTCCATCACCCACTTTAATATAAGCTGCAAAACTGGGAGCAACATATTGCCCTGCGCCTCTGAAATCGCCAAAAGATATAGGTCCGCTTGCGGGGATGGTGTTGGGGTCTACTGCATTATTAGGGGTCAGCCCATTTGGCGAACCATATGTTTTTTTATAATATTCGCCCAGACTGTCGGGTTTGTTTCCACCGAATTCATTACTGATTTTTGTCATATTGACATAAGTATTGGATATAGCCATTATTTCTGTAACTCCTCTACTTTAAGACTAAGTTCTTTGATTGCTTCAATCAGCAGTGGGACAAGTTTTTCATAACGAACTGCTTTATATCCATCTTCTCTTGTTGTCGTCACACCTGGAAGTCCTAGAGCCTCGATCTCTTGTGCGATAACACCAATTTCACTTCCCTCTTTATCAGCCTTGTCGTTCCAATCGAATGTGTTACCACTGATGGAAGCAACTTTTTCTAATGCATTTTCGATTGGACTGATATTATCTTTCAGCCTTTTATCAGAAGCAGCGAATGCTGTAATATCACCAGTGGCACTGATAGTGCCACTGACAGTGATACTGCTACTGGCGATGGTAGTGCAACTAATAGCACCTGTCTCCAGACCACCTGTGTTATACACATCGCCGTTTGCGTTGATAAGCCAGTACTTGTTGTTGACGGCAGCATTTGCCAGTCCATTGGTACCAGATTGGCTTAGTTGTAGTGCAGGGTAAATAACAAATCTTCCTCCGCCTGTAATGTCGTGTGAAATTCTTGCATCACCGCTTGTTACAGTGTTTCGGAACCGAATGGCCTTATTTCCCGTTCTGAACAAATCTGCAGTGTAGTAGTTGTCGAGAGCGAAAGAACCATAACTAGAGCGAGTCAAAGAACCAGTGACGTTACCAGTGACGTTACCATTTAAAGGACCGACGAATTCGTTTGCGTACAGTTTTCCCGTACTCGTTCGGGATGCGACAGTGCTGTTAGTTGCCGTAGTGGCAGCTGGCCAATAAGATACGCCGCCATTAATTTGTATTTTAGTGGCGTTTGTAGCAGAGGAAGCATTTCCCACAACATTTCCTGTAAGTGTCTTACCATCGGCCAGCGTGACATTTTGGCCGAAATATCCAGTTCCATCAACATAGAGTCCAACAGGAGTGTATAGTTTCCCCCGTACGGGGGCGTAGGAATGGTTTTCAGGGATTATATATGCATATTTGGTGGCACTGGTTCCGTTTTGTCGCAATACATTTGCATTGCCTGCCTGAGTTGCGTAATCTGTTACTGATGCATGTTGCACACTTACATTTGGATTTTCACCAGTGCCGGCAGGTCTGACTGATGTTATGCGCCAATAAGAACCATTCCAATTATTAACTAACCAATAGGCATCGGCACTACCAGGAGTATGTCCGGCAGTGCTTGACGCAAACTGTTGCGAATTTGTTGCAGTGGAAGCATTACCAATGACTTCTCCTCTAAACCTAGTCGCATAAATGTCCCCACTGCCATCTCGAGCTGCGATAGTGCTGGCCGTTGCTAAAGTGGCACCTGACCAATAGTAGTTTCCTGTCGAGGCAACAACTTTTATAGTGTCGGCCTCGGTAGCTGAAGAGGCAGTTCCTTGCAGATCTCCTACGAATCCTCCTGAAGAAGCAGACACCGATCCATCTGTAACGATACCATCCTTGTTGATGGTGGTGGTTCTTTTATTGAGCCATGTAGACCCGCCAGCGTCCCAATTATTTGTACTCGAACTACTTATTTCTATTCCCATCTCTGCATTGAGATATATTTTTTCACTAGTTTGCAGATTTGATGCCTTGTCAACAGCACCCGATTCGCCAGCATTGAGTACCAACTGCTGCGCGCCATTGGTCTTTACAGATGCGTGATGACTGGATGCCGAGATTGTGTCTACTCTGATTTCTGTATCTACCCACAAATCTCCTGTTGTTATGTGGTTAGTGGTTGCCGTGCCGCCAGTTTTCGGCAGCATACCATCCCAAGTTGTTTGTTTGGCAATAGATGGTATTTTATATGCAGCATCGAATGCAATTGCTAGAGTCCCAGCTGGTCCGGTGACCTGTGTTATTGCGGCAAAACCACTTGCCACCCCTGCTGTCGGGTGCGTAATGGTCGCATTGAGCGTCTCAATCGGGACGTCGCCACTTCCACCGTTATAGGTCAGGATACCATTTATCGTCACATTTTCCAGTATGACAGGACCAGTCGCTTTCCAGCTGCCAGTGATTATGTTGCTGGCGAATATTGTTTCTCCGTTTGTGTCGGATGGATACAATGTTGTTTTCTGGGCAGGTGTAGGTGCTACGCCATCCCAAAGAACTAAGTCTTTCGCGAAAGTTAAACTGCCATTTGGTGCCACAGTAATAGCATCAACATATGCGGAATTAGCGTGGTCCCAAGAAGTTAAAGCAAGGTTCCAATCGCTAACATTGGTATGACTATTCTGTGTTGCTCTAAGACCAGGAGATTTAGATTTTGCAGGAGTGTCTCCGGCACCACCTAATTGTAAAAACGTTGTGCGGTAATCCCCTGCACTAGTGCCATATGCTGTTGTTCCAAATTGGACAAGAACGTCAGCGTTATTAGTTACTCGTAACTGACTATAATCGGTTGCGGCACCCATAACAGGGTTGGAGGTTGTGCCGATGAGAAGATCTTGTTTTGTTCCCAACCGCATAGTCTCGCCGTTGACCGTATCATGGAAAGCAAGTCCTAGTCCCTGATCAGGTAACCCAACAGCCTGATCTCCAGCAGTTCCGTACTCTATTTTTCCGTTTTGTAGTTTTAAATCCCCTTTGTAGGAATTGATGTTACCTTGTACAATGGTGAAATCGTGTGCGCTATCCCTAAGGGCGTTAGGATCATCCTGTGGCAGCTGCCGTAGTATCCGAGTTTTAACTGCTGCACTATCGTGGCGATAATCGATGTAAGTAGCAGGGTCGAAAGCGACGCTACTCACAGCGCCACCGCCAGTATTATATGGATTATCTATAAACAATCCGCCAACAGTAATGTCTATTGCAAAATTTTCAGATTTTATCCCTTCCCAGAATTTGCCGTTCTTGGCATTCTGGTCGAGTGCAACCAAGTTTACGTCCATTTCGCCATGAGTTAATGGCTCGCCTGTCCCTCCTGCCGATTGGTTCCAAGTATATTCGTTCTCGGTGCCATACAAATTTCTGGTTGTAATGCCAGCATATGGTTTGGGTCGTTGGATTTTGGCCATTAGATATTCCTGATTATATACTATTAACTTGTTTTTATCTTTTTACTTTATTTAGTGTAAAAAAAAAGGAAGGAATAACCCTTCCTTTTTGGAATAAACTTTAAATTCTATTATAGGGGAGCAGTGTATGTCAAGAGAGATACAGAAATAGTATCGTTTGTTCCTATTTCTACAGAGGACAATTTGATATCACCCGTTCCCGTTGTGATACTTACAGTACCCTGAAAAATTGTGGCGGCAGTTGAATCTTTCACATCGAAGTGACTTACTGTTCCTGCCACAGCAGTTGTATCATCAGTAATTGGATTTGCCGTGGCCAGTCCAACGGTTACAACGCCTGCGGCGCCGAATGCCGGATTTTGGAAAGGCAGCGTGGCAATGCTCGCAACCGCATCTGCTGCCGCACGAAAGTTTAAAGTGCCGGTTCCGACGCCTAATGCGTCGACGGCATCTACTACAGTATTCGCAACCGCATTTCTTACTGCATTTGAATGTGTTATAGCCATATGTTTCTCCTAATTTTAATTGAGTGATTTTATTTAAAACCACTTCTTAATGTTTTGTTTTATTCTTGGGAATCTAGATTTTGTTGCTGCAAATTTTCTTCAATCGATTCCGATTCCTCTGATGTAAGTTCGACGTCGATGACAAATGGTTCTATAGTTCCATCTGCTCTGGTGACGTGACCAGTACCCGTAAGTTTACCTAACCCACTTGTTGTACCTATACTCATTTATTTATACTCCTTCACTTTTACAAATTGTATTGAATCTTAATATTATTTTACTAACTCGTTTGACGAGATACCAAAACTTCTCCTTCTAGGACACGTTCGACTACAGTAATACCGTTTTCTACATGTTCTATTTCTATATCGTAAACGTACCTGCGTCTAGTGAGTGTGTCAGACTGTACAGAAGTCAGACTAAAATCGATAATGCCCTGTGTCACAGGTAATGATATATTCACCAAAAAATCTAATGATTCTGAAGAAAGTGCATCGTAACTACGATTAAGTTTTCCCCTTGCAGTATAGTTAGTGAGGTTTCTGTTACTACCATCAACATCTAAGAGTTGTATTCGGTACTTTACAGATGCTCCCTGATCTATTTCTATATCTTCGTAGTGTGCCATAACTCTATTTATATCCTATTGGTTAATGTTTCTTTTGGACAGGATAATTCTTGTCGGCAATTTTCTAATAACAAACTTTCTAGAAAGGGGAATCAGATCTTGCGAAGAAAGTTGCTGCACAACTATAGAATCCACTGTTGAGTTATTAGATAACAAATTTGCCGTAATTATGATATTCACTGAGGGAAGCTTCCGCCATTTAAGAGAATAATTGCTGCTCTAAGTTCGTTAATAGCACCTGCTACCGTTTTCGAAGTCGTATCAGGCGCAGCAGGTCCATCATCAGGAAGTCCTATTTCTCCCTGAAAGTTCGCCGACACCTGCTCAGATGTTCCGTTTAAAATGATTACATCATTTAATCCAGACTTTATTGTTAGATTTCCGTCATTATTTACAAAAGATCCGTATTCTATTTCGCCGCTTTTTAGTATAACATTTTCTAGATCATTATCGGCGCGCAATACGATACTTTTTGATGCCCATAAGGAAACATCGTACTTTGTTGCACCTTCATCACCAGCAATAAAGTCCATGCGACCACGAGAATAAAAGAAACAAGATTGTGCGTTTAATATGTAATCACTGTCGAAAAAATATCTTCCGTTATTGGCATTAACAGTAACATTATCTATGTAATTCTGAACACCTGTTGATGCATTAAAAACCGCACTAATATCACTATCAAAATCTTCAAGGGTCTCTACATCTTTTGCAACATCGTCTGTCAGAGTGACAAGCTTGGTGACCAACTGTGTGAGAGTGTCTTCTGTAGTGAATGCAGGATAAATTTTGTGTGACATATTATTTCTCTACCATTTGTTTGAGAAGGGATTTTATTTCAGACATCTCGTCTTTCAGGGATTCGATGTCTGATTTTATTCTCAGATTATCTTCTTGTTTTTCCAACTTATTTTTCTTGCGTAACTGAGCAGCAGAAATTTCCTCTAAGTTATTATTTATAACAGTACCAGTTCGAAGATTTTTCGTAAATTGTGAGTATCCTTCAACATTTAACTTTAAATCTTTCATTATGTCGCTAAAGCAATTGTCCTAATAGATCTTATGATCGGAAACTGACAAGCATTTGTCGACCTCATTACGACTTTCAACTGGAAAGTCAGAAATGCTTCAGCGGTGCCGTCTATACCTCCTATTAAGAAAGGATACTCTGTATAACGCAGCGTATTAATATTAAAACTAGATGAACTGAACGGATTGTCAGGAAGATCTCCCGTGAAAGGAAATAGTGTCCAATTTGTCTGGAGAATGTCTTCTTCCATTACGGTTCGATAATAAAGGTCGAAAGCAGCTGCTGGCGGTTTGTATATATCGATAAGAACTTTAAGTCCAACAGATACTTGTTCTAAAGTAATCGGTTTTGTAATATGTTTCGAAGGAGTACTTCCAGATCGATGATCTGTTTCAGATACATAATTCTGAGGTTTATTTTGTACGGGAGTCTTAGCTACATCAGTTAGTGGCTGATTGTCGATCTGCCAATTGGTCATAAGATATGTAGCAGATCCAATTGACAAAATAGGAGAAACGTCAGAGGTAAAACCGTTGGTTCTGGCGGTATTGGCCAAGGCGCCACCAAAACCAGTATCAGGTGCTTCACTCTTTAAATCTATCCCCACCACAATAGAAGGGGAGTTGGACGTAAGAGGAACCACTTCGGCATTTTGTTGTTGTGGATTTGCTAACATTCTCGGAGTATCGAACGTCGTAATCAATCCATTGGCAATTTTTTTCTGTTCAGAAGCGATCCAACCAAACCTTTTGTCGACGATGTCTGCGCGATCGACGTTGCTTAGTGAAACTCCCTTAATAAAACTGCCCTGATAATCGATAGAAGTCTTAGGGAAGTCTAAACTTTGCACACTAAACATTCCATATTCGAAGTTAAATGCTTGGTTTGTTGTACAAGCATTTAATCCGAAATTAGTTGACGCGCCTTGAAAGGTTCCGCCTGTAGCACCAGTAGTTGCAGGAAGAGTAACATAGTATCCATCGGCGTCTGCATCTGTGACCAACAGATTGCCAGTCATCATTACTGATCCTTTAACACCACCATCTCGTGTTGTTGAATTCTCTGGATAGTATGTATTGGCACCGAGTCCGGTCAGTCCACAAGAATCTCCTTGAGCTAATCCATGAGCAAACTGATTGACACGAAACCTATTTTCGCCTGTAACACACGACAGTATTCTGTCATTATGACGGAAAGGGTTAATATCTTCATTTCTAAAGTTTACATGACCTGAAGGCTTAAACTTGGCAGTATAAATTCTATAAGCAAGGTTTTGGTCCTGTCTTGCGCTCCAAGTCGAACCGTTCGATGACAAGAAAAACGCACCTTTAGCTGGTTGCTGACTTACTCTTTCCGTATTCTTACCCAACAATAAATCGTAAGTTGTGGAAACGAATGCTTCATATCCATCACAGTCAGAAAGCAGTACAATAGCATATTCCACTCCACTTCGAATATAGATAGGTTGCTCAAACTCGAAGTTTACAGGATTAGCAATAACCGCAGCATGATTTTCGATTCCACCAGCAGCATCGATCGAAGCGAGTACAGTCCGGACTTCAGATGCCTTTTTAGTAGACTTAAAACTGTCGTTCGGTGGGCGATGAAACGGAACTCCAGCTAACATTTCTCGTATTTCCAGGCGAACGGTAGTTTGAGTATCACCAGCTGCAGGTGCTGAGCGCAAGAAAACATCTACTTTTGTAATAAAAACACCTGCGCTGGTACCTTCAGTAGCATCTATATAGAAACTCTGAGCAAGAGGATCGTAAGCCTGATAATGAATATTTGTCGTAATATCATTATACGTGGTAAAGGTATTTTGGTCCAATTTAAGCTTGCCATCAGTTTCGTATGTAGACATGGCCATGGATAACACAGGGTCGCCGCTTGCATAGGTTGTACCGTCACCATAAGCAGCATCTGATAATATCATATCAGCCTTTCCGGATGGAAATTTCCAACCATTCTGGTTCATTACTGCTGGATTGTTGACTGACCCGTATTGAGCAGCGAGATTGGTTTGCTCGTCAATCCAATCTTTCCACTCATCGAATGTAGAGAATCCTCCAGCAACGCTCGCGACTGAAGCACTGTTAGGTAACCAGAAATTGTAATATAACTCTCCGTCTGCGTCAGTAACCAAACTTTGCGTTTCTCCGTTTCTGCCCGGATTGACTATCTGTCCAGTGGTGGATTGTTCAGGAACTTTATCCCACAGAAGATTTGCCATGGCAGTGTTATAAGTTGCCTTTTCAAGTTTGTAACAAAACTGACTCACGTTGACCTTATTGAAGAAAGGCCAGTATCTGGTATTTGGGCGAAGATCAGTTGCTTTGCAGTATATAGATCTTTGCCTCATCCAAGGAATACCGTAAACTTTTTCTTCAGTGCCAGTGAGTTCATCGGTCAATACCGATGAAGTCGTTATCTCCTCTCTAGCCGGCATCGGTCTGCTGCCCCATCTGGGGGGAAGACGAGGCCAGTTGTCGCTCAATCGCAAGTCTCCTTCTTCGACAGTCCAAGACTCTCTATCGTCAAAACCATTCGCGGGATTCGTAGTTTGGGTTGATGTATATGTAGTCCCAGCGTCCCTATCAACAACGCCAGGAAGATAAATATCAGGAAGATGAACAATATCGGTGTAACTGTCTTTGTTTGGCATAAGTTTAAGAACTCCAAGACCAGTAAAGACGTTAAACGGGTTGACATTATAATAACCAGATCCGTTGTAATCTGCGCCATCTTTCCAGGAAATAACTTCGTTTACAAGCGAAGGATCGAGGACATCGGTATAATTTAATAGAACTGTATCACCCTTAATGATATAGTCAGAATTCGGAGTCCCTGCGCTATTTGTTTGTATACGATTATATACACTTGGTATTCCTACATATGGGCTAGCATCTATATTCATGTTGATTGGTGTATCTGCCCTCTTTGGAGATATCCGCCATGAGGGTGAATCGCTGGGTCCTGTGCCGAGTATAGAGTTTCCGCATGACGCAGGATCCTCATGCCACCGTAAGCTACTGTTGTCTCCAGTGGCAATATCTCCGGAGGAAGCAGTATAAGCAAAACCCCTAGAAAAGTCGTCGACAAAAAATCCAGTCTTTGATCGAACAATTCCATCGGAGTCGACGTCGATAAGGTTTGCTGCTGATGCTTCTAGTGCAGTAAGAGAGACAGTTTCTTCAAGTCGTCCTAACCTATTTTCGAGGCGTGATATATCCTTCATAGTGAATCTTTTATATCTGTGAGGCCTCACAGAAATATCTGTTGGACCTGTAGTATTGCCTCCATAGGATACAGAGAACAAAACCATTTCTTGTTCTGCAACCGTGGGAGGCAAGGGCGTAACTGCTTCTGTACCTTTATTGATTCTTATTTGTGGTTCAAAGGTTTTTGTATCATATCCAAGGGCAATATGATCAGTCCTCTGGTTATAAAACTCTGCATCGTATGCGATAATAGCGTTATTTCTTGGGAGAGGGATACGGTCTGCCGATGCCATCACAGATAGCGCAGGGTCCATCTTGGGACGAAAATCTATATAGTTTCTTAAGTTATAAGTGTTTCCGTTGCGAGGAGAAACGAACGTAGGGATATCAGAATAATAAAATGCTGGATTTGTAGCAGTAGCTACAGCGTTTAGTTGATAAGAATTCACCGAGAAATAATCTCCGGTGGAACCCCAAACAAAGTAGTCTAAGACTACGGTTATACCAACGGTGCTACTAACATATCCGGCACGTTTAAGTCTAATCGGTTGGATGTAGTTGTCTCGTTGTCCTCCATCGAATGTAAACTGTCGAGTGACATCTTCTGTTCCGGCAGTGACACTTACAAGTTTTGCTCCATCATACAGTGTGGTGATAAAGTCTGCGTTTACGTCGGTTTCAGCAGAGAAAGTCACTGTTGCTCGGGTAAGCGTCTTTGTCTTCGGAGAGCTATGACCAGGGGGTATAGCTCCTCCAGTTTCGACAGTATTTGGAATAACAACCTGAGCAAAAACAGTATAAGATTTACCTGCTACAAGTCCAGTGATAGTAGCGGTGCCGCCAGCTTCCGGTGTGGCAACAACACCAGTGGACCCAGATACAAGAGTTCTGTCAGTGGTATTAACAATGATCCACTGCGCTGGACTTATAAAGACGGCACCAGTGGTAGGATCATTAATCTGAATCGATGTCGCAGGTGAGACCGCAACAGTTTCCTGGAACCTTCGTTGTACAGTCATCCCGACATTTGAGAGATTTTTGCCACGAGGTCCGGGGATTCTAAAAAGGGAACTATTATTTCCTGCAGTCCCTTTAATTTGAAGTCCCAAGTTTTGGGTCGTGCCGCCAGCAGCAGCATCATCTCGCTCTAATTCTATGTATGTTCCCAGCTCGGCCGTAGTCGGCGCACCACCAGATGGTGCCGTGTCGATTTTAGAAATCCATTGGGCGTCACGAAATTGTTGACCAGAGTTGATTTTGATATCATAAAGGTATATTCGAGTGCCTTCAGCAGCATTCTGAGATCTAAATAACTGTTTAATCCGCGCGGATCCGATCACTACACCTGTGACCTTGTTGCGCAGGTAATATTTTTGTTGCAGATATATATCATCTGCTGCCACCAAGTTACCGATGTCCCCTCCGGCCGCGGGAGACGCTGGTGATGGACGAGGTTTTGCATTAACATAATTTCCATATGATACAGCGGTCGACTGAAAAGGGGATGTCGTAAATGAAACAGGTTTTGTTACAGAGTAATCCGAATCACTCATAAAGGATAATCTATATCCATCAAGGAAAGCAGTGGCTGGTCCGTTGGAGTTCCTAGGTCCGATGGTCATTCTAAGAGCGCCATCAGAATCTCCTCCCTGAAAACGTATACCAAAAGGATTGGCAATAAAGTTTCCGTTTGTGTCGTACGAAGTTTTAGCAACCAAAGATTTTACTTGATTGAATCCATCGTCCGATTCTTTTTTAGTTATTTCTCTATCGCCTTTGATTTTAGAGAAAGTTACAAATTCATCGCCATCTACAATATTATCTTTAGTGGTAAGTGTCATGCGAATACGATAACGATCAGCACCAGGAGATGATAAGTTGGGCACACTGCCCTGATTATCATAAAGACTAACATCGTCTGTTACTGACACAACATCTTGTATGACTTTAAATCCTACCTCAACAGCGGTCGTTGTATTGTATTTTGAAACAACAATTTCTTGTTGTGGAACATAAACAAAGTGCCCCTGAGTATAGAAGTTCGATTGTTGTACCCCGAAAAGAACTCCTTTTCCGATTCCAGATGGCGCAACCTCAAACGGGGCAGGTCCATCAGATATCTCTTCTCCAGGAAGAAAGGTAAGCTCTGAAGTTTGATTAGTGTTAGAATTATCGGTCTGATTGGAAGAAACGTATTTGCCATATAGAGTGGCTTTGTCTCCTCCGGAATATTCTTCTTCGGCATAGGAAACTTCGAACCTGAGTCCACCATGAACACCTGTGATCTCTGGATTTTTTAAAGTAGTCCCGACATATGATTTAGCAGTTATACCTACAGGCAGGGAATTGATTATAACATAATGCCTGATGTCGGGTCCACTACCAGAAGTATCACCGACTGCGGCACCGTCGATAAAAATGTTGTCAGCAGCTCTGCTAATCTGACGCTGCAACATAGTCTGTAACTGAGTCAGCTCTCTTGCTTGTAGAGCCTTTCCACTGTTAAACAGGATTTTTTGGAATCCTGCGCTATCGCTAAAGTCGTCATGATAGACTGTAGAACTTGTTTTATCTGTGAACGGTGTTGCCATTTTAGTCTATTCCCTATAAATCTACGATTATCTTAATATCTTCAGTTTGGTCGCTATCTCTTTCTATAGATGCCCTATTATCTATATAAGACACTTCACCTGAGAAATTGTCAACGTCAGCATATTGTAAAAGAGGTTGAGTTGCTGGGTTGAGTGTTGTAACGGTTCCGCCTACAGGAACGTTTTGATGGTCGCCATTCGCATCGGCAGTCATCTTTGAGAATGTGAGCGTGTCAGCAGCTTGAAATCCTTGCCATCCAGTCTCCATAGTTTGGTGAACATAAAGATTGTGGATAGTGTTACCGCTACCGTCAGAATCCTCTTTATAATAATCGACTACTGCCTTTGCTTGTCTGGACGTTGTATATTCAGTAGCTCCAGTTGGCACTGGTCCACTGACTAAAATATTTTCAGTGATCTTAGTTGTGTCGATTCCAGCACCAAAGACTACTTGTAATTTTTTTCTGGCATTAGCACGTTGTGCGACAAGTGGAGTAACTGGTGTTGCCGCGTCTACTAGAGGATTTCTTATCAAACCAACCTGTCTGTAACTATTCTTTACAACGTTAGAAGAAGGAAAATATCCGCCTTCGTCACCAACAAGTCTTGTGGTGTACATTAAAGCAGAACTATTTAAGTCTTTCCTTGGATCGATTCCGAGTCCATCTGTACAAACAATGGGACGCAATATTGCTCCTTTGCCAGTGCGGAGCTCGTCGGCACGTTTGTCTACAACTTCGACCCAACAATTTTCATTGTAGTTGCGCCCGAAAGAGTAATCGTTGGTGGAGGTGTCTGCTTTCATAATAACTTGATATATAGATCCTTCTGCATTGACTAGGGCATAGGCATAAGCATCTAAACCATTCGCCGAGGCATGTGTGGGATAAGTTTGACCATCAGGATAAATACGAATCCAGGTGCCGTCAGTGCTAGCTGAACCGATAGACGGTGAATAACCCGTTCCACCGTTTACGACAGCGATACCAAGAATCTGTCCAGCAGTGCCGTTGTTAGCGAGATCTCTGGCAGTTTTTTGTATAGAGTACTGCTGTTTTCTAGAAGCGGAAAGGTTTGCGGGTGCTTTATAACCTATATCAGTTGCGGCCATAGGGACTTGTTCTACAGGAATATAATTCGAAGTCAGATAACGTCTAGAATTATAAGTACCGACATTATACATAAACTTCCAAACATATCCATCACTGGAAGTGCCGCCAAAGGGGAGGTTAATAATGGCCGTGGTTTCAGGGTCTGATGGGATTGCTGGGGTCTCTCCAGGTTTGGTGACAGAACTTTTAACTGTACCTTGTGATGTCATACCTTGTTGCAAACAAACATAAACATTATTCTGATCTGTAATTACATAAGAAGGTCCCGCAATATCTTGTCGACTACCTACTGTTGTATCAGAACTATTATTATTATCCCATGGAGTGTAAACGGTTCCAGCTGTCCAGTTATATCTGGGAATAACATAAGAAACGTCTTCAACTTTCTTCATTGCCTGGAGAGAAGATTGAAATCCGAGAGTATCTTCTACAGAAGAATTAGGTGTAGGCGGCAAGTCTGCAGAATCCCATTGTTCTGATCTCGATATTCCGATATAATAGTTTTCAGCTGGAATAGCAGGGATAGATCCATTTACAGGTTCCCCCAGGAACTGATTATAAAGATCTTTTAAAAGATCCCTTTTTAACTTATCTGTGATTTTTGCTGACATTATATTCTCCGAGTACCCTTTACCATAAACCGTTTATTTTAATGTATAATTCATCACCTGCCGTCAGATTTCCTAGCGTATAAAAGATCGTCGCGTCGCGTTTAAATCTCCAGCAATCTGTTATATTGGCAGTGAAACTCGCCGGATCGAGAGTATAGACAGTTTCAAATTCGACCGTTCCAGAATACAATCCTCTAAGAATCCAGTTTTCAGTACCAGGGCGAGCAACAGAAGAAACTTCTTTCTGATATATCTCAAGAGTGGTTTCAGTTGTTTCGTTCACCCAGACAGCGCCAATCTGAGTAGCATTTTTTGTTGTATAAATCCCTTTGCCGTCCTTATCTTGCCAAGATGCCCTTAGATATAGACCGAAATCAGCAAAAGTCCCCGCAACACTACTTACACCCGACATATTTATAAATGTAGGACTAGGTTTCGCATTAGACGCAGGGTTGTTGACTAAAAATTTCCTTCCTGTCTGTTTAACCTTTTCAGTATAATCGTTAAACCAAATATCTGTAAAGTTAGAATTAATTTTAGTTGCGGCATCACGAAGACTGTCTCCGGTTCCGTCGTTTGCAACCGTGCCGTTAGAAATTATTTTTTGTATTGGTATTGCCATTATATTCTCTAATTATCCTTACCATAAACCTTTTATATTAATATAAAATTCTTGCTCTTCTTCGAAATTTCCTGGAGTACTAAAGATAGTTTTTATCCACTCAAATTTCCAGTGATCATTAACATTTTCATTACCAGGATATGAATAGGTTCCTTTCTCTACGCCACCAATACCCTGCTCACCGACATAAACTGTATCGAACTCTATAGTTCCAGAATACAATCCTCTAAGAATCCAATTATTGATTCCTCCGACGCCACCTCTGCCTTCGTCAACACTAAAATCTCTTTGATACAACTCTAGATTGACTGGAGTTTCTAGATTCACCCAAGCGCCATAACTAGAAATACCTCCATCGTTCCAGTAAACACCCCCAGGATTCAAAGAATCCCCCTTCGATCCATAAATACTCTGACCGTCAGCATCTTTTATCGATATCCGAATATTTCCTGCCGTTGAGGCAGAAAACGGTGTAGGTGCTATCATACCAACATTAAACTTTCCGATTTCTGGTGGAGTCGACTGATCTCCTGTTGTTCCAACGGTAAACTTTCTTCCTGGATATTCTCTCGGTCCAGCAAACTCTTTATCGTACGCCTGTCCAAAGTTTTCATTAATCGCTATCGCGGCAGTACGAAGATTGTTGAATCCCTCGAGAATGAATGGTTCGTTTCCATATCCACCCCAACTATACCCTCCACCTGGCCAAGGATTGGCAAGGATGTATTCATCTGGTTTATATCCTGCCATTATATTTCCTAGGTTCCTTCTTATGCTTTTATTTATACGCGAAATGAAAGTTACTTTGTGACATTCCTAACATAAAGCGTTCCTGGCATTTCAACATACAATTCTCCGGTGGCCATAGTGATATAGGGCAAACCTATAATTACAGTAGCACTTAAAATCGAAGATGATGCACTTACACCACCGAATCCTCGAACAGTTCGCCCCGTCTCCGATGAAGTGAAAGAAGATAAAGATTCTAAAGAAGCACTGGTCGAAACCACCTTTCTTTCAGATACGCCTGATACCAACGATTCTGTAGGTTCTATTGATATACTCGCTTTGCGAATAAGTTGAGTCGTGGCAACTATCAAAGAATTATTCTCAGGTTGAACCGAACCTGATATCTTCATTCTTCGTATACCCGCACCAGATACTTGTGAATTAGAGGCAGACCATAAACCCGAAACCGTGACTCTATCTCCACCCCTACCTTGCACAGTAGAAACCTCAGATACTACATCACCTGAGATGGGAGGTTGATGATATGAAGCATTACCCGAAGCAGTAGAAATTCCCGATTCGATATTTCCGTTCGCATACCATTTAAGGGAACCTATTATCTCAGTGACACAATTATCAGAAACAATATTAGCTGATATAGAATTACTTACGCGTCGAGTATCGCCAGAGGTTGTTGAGGAATTGGAACGCAAATCTCCAGAAAGAGAACGTGCTCCTCTCTTCGCAAAAATCTCAGGAGAACCGGACTTAACATCTAAAACAAAAGTATAACTACGATTGATCGTAAAGTCTCCTATCGCAGCATTTTCAGATAGCACTTCTCCGTTGAGAACCGAGACCCTCTGACCATTACCTGATACTAATGATACATCTGCTGGCCCAACATTTTGAGATTCCAGATTAGCAGTTATTTTGTGTGTTTTAAACCCAAAACCATTAACTAGGGATACATCTGATACCACTGCTCCGGCCGGAGCAGTAACTATTGCTCCACCATTACCAGGAATTTCTGGTCCAAAATCCAACACAGAACCAAGCATATTGTGTTCATGACCGTCAGAATCAGCAAAGATCCAAAAGTTTTCCTCTAGGAGGTTTATAGAATTGGAAAAGTCGACAAACCGAGCAACGGTTCCGTCAGAATCAGCATCAAATGTAACTGGTTTGATACTATCGATTGCTCCGACACTTGAATATTGAGTATCGAGTTCTGCTATGGTGAATGGATTTTCACCCACGTCATAGCGTTCATCGCCATTTACCAGTTGGCCAACAGTCTGTTGGATAGTTCGTCCAAACAAATTAAGTGCCGCAGCTTCGACTTCGGATCCGAAGTCGAAGCTGGCAGGGTCGTAAGTGCCGTCGGATTTTGCAGTGTTTTCTCCCAGAGACAACGCCAGGCGCTGGAGGTGTCGCAGGTCTTTATCGTTCAGCCTTTGGGTCGAAAGAGCTTTAATATCATTAATACGAGAACGATAAACAACTGGTCTATTACTGGCCATTAGTTCTCCTCCAACTTAATATTCAGTTCTTCAATTTCGCTAGAAGCAGTAGAAAGAATCTTAGCAACATCTTCAACAGATTTATCGTAATCGGCTGTATCTGATTGTGCGGCAATATTTATGTTTGCAACAGAAACGATGGAGGTTTCTCCGGCCAGAAACATTCCAGCCGGATGAATAAAATCTTTATACATGGCACGCCAAGTTTGTATTGAAACTGGAGTGCGAATGAGTAAAGAAAACAGTTGGTAGTATCCATTATCGGTAATTTTTTTATTTGTAGAGTCCGGTCCAATAAGAGAACCTGCAGGAAAATCTCTCAGGATACTGATCCTTGCCTTCGGATTTAGTATTGGACCAAAACTGTTACCTTCCTTGTCTATGTCTTGTGTTGGAGGTGACAGTTTTCCAAATGTAGAAAGATAGTCTAGCCAAGGGTCACCAAATTTCCATCCTGGTTTGAGATATCCTATTCCTGGCGCGAGAAAATTAATAGATTTATCAGAATAGTCTACCACATAGTCTATGTTTTCTCGTAACTGATAATAAGCATTATAAGTAACAATTCTTGCTGTTCTAACAACATAGAGCTCAAATGGATCGACGGTACCATCAATATTCACTGCTGCTGATTCGTCTATGTAGTTGACATTATTGATATTTAATATATAAAAAGAAGGAAAAATTTCTATTTTCGGGGTAAGAGCAAGTACCCACACCTGTATATCCCCATCATCAAAATTAAACTTCAACCTCGATCCCGGCCAATCTATCTGGAAAAGATCTCCGTCTTCTTCCGTTCCGTAAAGTGTTCGTTTTTCTGAAGTATATAATAAATTTTCTTCGAGGGGATCACCGACCATAAATATTTCGTTACGCCCATATCGAACTTCTGCGTCGATTCCGAAAAATAACCGAAAAAATTCTTGTATAGAAAAACTTGTACCTTTCGAACGATATAGCAGATTAGACAACTGAATTGCTGATCTTTTATCAAAGACACCATTACTATAGTCTGCTCCCATAAGCAGTTCGTTTCCGATCAGTGCCAGCAATTCAGGAGTTACGCTTTCGAGGTTTCTATTGTGTTGAAGTTCATTTAACATAGAAGCAGGGTTATCAGAATCGCCATGCGACAAGTAATAGGCGTTCATAAATTCTATGAATTTTGGGTATACAGTTTCGAAGTAAGAAGGCAGTACTGCGCTTACTGGATGCTGTTCTAGCATCATCGGTTCGCGATAATTGTCACTAAGAGTTTTATCGAGACTCATACTTTATACTCTGTTCGTTACTGTTACTGCCGTGACCGAAGATTCGGATTGGTCATACTTTAATGTAGAATTGACAGAAGGATTGATGAAAGAGTCATTTTCAGGAATACCAAACACTTTTATGTAATTATTTGCATTAAGAGTGTTCACAACGGAAAGGTTTATAATCCGAACAGCACCAGTGAGAGGATTATAAAATCCTATATTATCTTGCCCCGCCACAATTATTCCCGTGAGAGAATCTACCATTTCTAGTTTATTAGAAGGTTTCAATTTTCTGATGGGAGTTTGTCCTTGTTTAGAAATCAGGACAGTGGAGTTTATTGCGTTTCTTATATAGACACTTCTTTTTTTCGGCTTTAAATCCGTCGGATTTATCGGCAAACCCGTCGGTCCGACAGTTTTTAAAAACTGCGCAGTTGCCGGCATAAAGTCGAAAGGAGTGCTCCTGATAACCGGAGCAATAATATTATTTATGAAGTGTTTGTCTGGTTGTTTCAGTTGTGCCGCGAATGAAATATCCCAATTTTGAGCAAGACCGATAATTGGGGATATTCTTTTTTGCAAAGTGATATTAGATCTAGAAGAAAGTACCGACAAGTCTACCTGATCGATCTGTGCCAACAATTTCGATCTACGAAATACTTGTTCAAACTTACCGACATTGGTTTGAAAATATTCAGACACACTAGTTTGAACTTTAAAGTTAATATCAGACTGGTTGCCTGCTCCAAGTGTGGGGTTAAATTGGTAAATTAATTCAGAAGAAATATAAACCTCGGTTGCCTCAACGAACTTCAGAGTGAAGGCTAAAACAGAAAGTTCGCGCGACAGTTTTTTAATTCCGTTTCTAAGTTCCCCTACAGCAGTGCTGCTAAGACCTTCTTTCCAAACTATAGAAGCGAATGCGGTTCCATATTCGGGCGGTAAGTTGTCTTCACCGCCCCAACAAATAATATCTTCTATGAATGAATTATACTTCCTAAGTATCATTGCTTCGTAATCTAAAGGAGTGACCATACGATTCTGGGAGGCATACTGAAACGGTGCTCTTTTACGAATCGATTCTATGTCTTCTTTTTCTGTGCCTCCCGAGGACTTATTATTCGGGGGAGTATTAGTGATCACATTGTTCGCCGGAATATTGTATAAATCCCCGTCAGTCTTAGCAAATGACAGTTCATTTTTTAGTGTTAATAAAGAAATTCCGTTAGAATTAGTTCCAGAAGATACGAGATAATTTATTTCTATAATATTGCCAGGGACAGGAGAAATTCCTAAAGAATTAAAGGCACCGAAAGACAGTTCATAAAATTGGTTAGGAGATTCCCTCAGAAGATAAAGTCTAGAAGTTGAATCTATGCTTGGTGTTGTGAATATATTATTATAAACAGAATATGAACCAGAATTCGAATTTGCAGAAGATGCGTCAGTATAAATTTTTACAATTGCCGTACTAATATCTATATTTTCATCAGGAACAACGTAGATAGCGTTTGCTGAACCGTCGACCAAATACTGCTGGGTCTTTTCTTCTCCTTCATAAAACATAGTAGAAGCATTAGGATCGTCGAATGGAAGAAAATTATAAATTCCAGTTCCTGCAGAATCTGCAGTAATTGTTTTACGGTTTGAAAAAACATAGTCTACGCCATCGATGCTTCCTTTCAACCTAACTTCACCAGGAAGAAACGAATAGATTTGATTTAAGTCTGGCACCCCCGCAAGGTTAATCGTGAAATTAACTGCGCATTGGGAAGATGACTTGCTTCCCGGAACATATCCTAAAGATTCTGCTAAAGAAACAACAGAATTTCTAAGCTGAGCAGTTCCTAGGTAAGATTCGTTAAGAGCGAAGTTAGCAACCAACCCGCTAAAGTGAGTGTTGTATGCCAGAACGTCGAGGATGCTATTAAGACCAGAACCTTCAAAATCGTAATCAGAAAACTGGTCGTCTTGCTCTAAGAAAGTTTTCAGTTTGGATTTTATTGTCTCGAAATCTAGCTTCGTCGATGAAATAGTTGTTGTCATTATCGTAACCTGTTCATGTTTACATCTATTGAGATAACTTCATTAGTATTTAGTATCCTTAGCGACAAGATTATCACTAATGTAAATCTATCAGATGACTGAGGCATACCCCAATAGGTTAAAGATGAAGCACCCTTTGGCACAGTTTTTTCTGCTCCTGCATCAAAGAAAACAACTTCTAGAACTTCGACGCGAGGTTCGAATTCCTTTATAGAAGAAGTGATAAGTTGCCTAATCATAGATTCGGATCCACTAGAAATCGGATCAAACAACATAGATCTTAGGTTTGATCCAAAATCTGCATTAAACGGTTTTTCATACCTATTAGTAAGAAGTATCGTCGTAATACTTTGCTCTATTGCCGCAACATCAGTTTTTTTATACAGGTCTCCTCGGCGTATACCGTCTTCTTGCACAGTTCCTATCTTTGCAACAAAAGATAAGTCTATATCGGTATAGAACTTATGCTTTAAAGTTACTAAAGTGGTATCTCTGAGTCCTGGTGTTATTCTCTTCAGCGCCATTCTATTGGTTCCAATAGTTTATGAATCTATTTATACTTTTATCAGTCGCTTATTTCAATAAGATAGCTTGACGATAGGGTTTTTCTATTAAAGTATGTAGAAGTCCTTTGTTGAAAGGACGCCTTAAAGTCCCCGTAAATTTCAGGCATCACAACAATAAGTTGCTGACTTAAAATACGATCTGACCTAAGAGTATCATAGTCCAAACTTAATTGGTCGAAGTAAAATGTATCGCGAATATATATAGAAAGGTCGAATGTTGCAGAAAAATCGACGTTGCCGCGAGAGTTGTAGAGAGTGTAGACAACAGCACGTCCACTATGCTTTAGTTCATTAATAGTTGGCTTGCCTGTTATAACAGACTTCTGAGTGCTTCCGCCATCTTCTGAGCGATATGGTTCCCTCCAGTATCTCTTACTTTCATTCTCTGTTGGCTTGTAGTTTCTACGAATACCATTAGCAGGATGATAATATCCTTCAGTAACCTGTAGACGGTAATCAGAAAATTCTTTCGAAGAAGCAATACCATCCATTAACATAGCATGCAAGTACCACTGCCTCGCCAAGACTTGGCGATCTGCTAGCAGCGGAACATAGTCTAGCGAAGACTTAGAACCTGGAGCACCAAGAAACTTAGATATAGTTGCAGATCTAGATAGTTTTGTGCTGCTGCTAATAGGAGCATCATGTTTATCGGGGTTGTAAAGAGGATCAGCAACTATAGTTCTCTGATCTGAATTTTTAGTTTTTGGCACGAACGTCTTAGAACGTCGTTCTACAGGATTTCCTAGCAAAGAATAACCATACTTCGCATCAGGAGTGTTTTTTCCAACTCTCTTCTGTTCATAAGGTTGTTCGGGCGCAACTGGATTTTTATATTTTGGGGATATAATATTCTCATCTAGCAATGCATCGATGCATTGAGATCCGCTAGTTTGTCCTCCAGTTGTCTGATCGTTAGCACCATCCATAGTTCTCATCTTAGAACGAATTTCTTGTATATCAGGAGTCCACTTAAAGTAGTTTCCATATCGCCAATTCTCTATCTGGTGGGCGATTTGATTATCTTGGTCGACAATTACTTTACGAACGGCAAATGGACTTATTTTCAACCAAACATCTACCCAATCAGGATCTGTACTTGCCTTGTCGCCAATCCACGCACCACCCTGATCTGGGTTTACGGGGTTCCATCCATATCCACTAGGATCATCTTCCGATGAAGCTTCGTCGAATATATATTTGTTTACCCAATTAATTCCGTCATTAGCAACCATAACCGGAAACGTGTCGGAGTCCAATTCGACTGCTGGTCCTGGTTGAAAAATGCCAGACATAGGAGCAGCGGGCCAAAGCGAAAGAGAATTTGCTGGCGTGGCATAAAAACCTCCAGGGAGCATTGTTGTTAATTGGGGATCTGGAGTTGGCGGGCCAGGGGTCGTCGACGCACTGGTGATAGCAAGACCAGCAGTGCCAGACAATTCTGCCCAATTTGCAGAAATAGCACCAATAGCATTTCTAGCACTGTGAGCATATGTAGAATAATGAGAAGTGTGTGCCTGTTCCGAAAATTTAGAGAACTTAGATGTCCATGATTCTAGCGCACGACCAACCAAGTAACCTTCGAAGGTTGCCGTAGATTTTCCTGACACCTTTTTTCCGGTGTACTGTTTTCCAACATAAACAAATTCAGTACTTCCTATCTTACCAGTCTTTCCAGTAATATTCATAGATTTTGATGCTAAGGTCATCACCTTTCCAGAAGATGCTGTAATAAATTCTTCTGCAGTGAAACGAAGATGGCGTTTCGAATTTACAATAAAATCTTTACCAGTGATAACACGAATATCGTTCTTCGTGACAATCTTTCGTTCTCCGACATGAAAGTCTATGGCGTCTCCGTTGACCCTCACGTCTTTATTACCACCAACAATAGTGGAATGAACATCACCAGTTTCTGTACTATATGTTCCGTGAACTGAATGGTTGTGATTAGCACCCACTTCAAGGTTATACGTTCCGTTCACCTTGACGTTATAGTCTCCGTTTACAGTAAGATTGAGGTCTCCATCATAAACTACATCTCCCTTACCCTGAACAACTACGCTGTGGTCTGCTCCTACAACTTCGATACGATTAAACTTCGAGGCAACGACAACGGAACCGTCTGCCTTTAGTTCTAGTCCGGCACCAGTATTGTGTTTAATAAGTATGCGTTCGCCACCAGGAGTATCGTCTATTTCAAAGGAGTGTCCACTCGGAGTTTCGTTCGCCTGACTGAAAGGATACATCGAAGGAGATGCTCCATGAACGTCGAAACTAACTCCCCAAGCACTTCCCCCCATCCAGATATTATTAACCTTAACTCCACGGGCAGCGGAACTTACAGAACTACCGAACCAATTATCTCGGCGAGGATATTCTCCAGTCGGATCGACAGTGCCATCGGTCGGAATACCATAAGTAAACTCCGCACCCTCTCCATCCTTGAGTCTGTCCTTTATTCTTTTTCCAGTCATTAAAATTTCTTATCCATAACGTCGGGGTCTTTCATACCAATAATGGTACCAGTGTAAGCTATCGCTTGTATAAGATCTTCAGGTGACATTTCTAAATCGTTGAGAGGATCTTGGTACAAACTGCGTTTGTTGAAACAGTTAAAAACATAGTCTCTAACTTCAAATCCAGGATCTTCTTGACTAGCGTCTATCTCTGAATGTCCCAACGCCTGTCCTCCTGGATACTGAATAAAGAATACTCGAAATATTTCATGAAGCGTATTATATTGGGTGCGAGTAATACCACTTGCTGAATAATTTCCGTCGATTTCTGGTTCTCCGCTAGAGACATTTACTCCACCAACAAGACACACTCCTATAGAGTAATTGTTGTGTCCAGGGCAATGATCGCCTTTGTCGGTAATCGGAACTCCTCGTTCTATGGATCCGTCCCTCTTTATTATATAGTGGTATGCATTTGTACCCTTTCCAGTCATCTCTTCAATTTCTGATCCAGTCAGGTTTGCGTTAGTATAAGTCTCCGACCAGTGAACTATAATTTCGCTGATTTCCCTGTTAGTGCTGCCCATATCTGCTTCTAACTCTTCAACCGAGGAAACAAATGTTCCTTCAGATGTAATGTTCTGATTATAGTAACCTCCATCAGATTCCACAGGCAGAACTAGAGGAGCATTTTTACTTGCCTCTGTTTGAGTGGCATCAGTAAGTTTCGGCAGGGATTTTAATCCCCCAACCTTAGCTGCTATCCCAGGAGAGAATCCTTCAGAACTATTCACTTTAAGAGTTTCATTGGAAATATTGTTGTTTATTTTGGTAAAATTATTCCTATAGGCAGAAGTGTTACTTAATCCATATTCGGTTAAACTTGATATTTCTGGTGGCGTCGGAGGGACTGCTAATCCAAAAAGATTATTAGTTCTTAGTGCAGATTCTATTCCGTCTCGGTTTAATCCAGAAACATACGGTGTAAGTTTAGACGCTGTACTTGAATATAATTCTGTAGGAATTGATCCAAAATTATCAGAAATAGATGTCTCGATGAATGAAGTAATATCGGTCTGAATTGTCTCTGGGATATTTCCATCTGTTAATGTTGTCCAAGCATTTTTAGTATATTCTGCAGCGGTTTCGATGCCGCTGCCAAGAAGACCTGATGCAAGGTAGGTGTTCATTATTGTAGCTTTGGGAATTGCCATTTCAGTTGTCCTAAAATTATTCTTCTAGTTTCAGCGGCGAAATAAAATCTAATATGTATTCAATACTATTTCCAGATTTGTATTCAACACCATTAGAAAGTTTAGGAGGAAATGTGTCCTGACAATAAGAAGGAAACTCTGTATCGTACATTCCTGTATCACCCTCCCAATTATTTAAGAGATCTCTCACACTTCCTGGTGCACCAGAATTTACTATAACCCAAGGGAAGTTGTTTCTTTCATTGTCTACTAGATAAAGTGATCCATCATTATATCCCGTCGCAATAGTTTTGTTTGGCTCCTGACCTATAGGTGCTACACCACCGACTTCATTGAGTATAGTGTTGTAGTACCATTTGCCATTACCGTTTGTTCCTGCATTCTGAGGTCCATCCGGGTCTACTTCAAAATCCCAAACATATCCCAGTTTCCAAGGATACTCAGATACTGCAGCATCTGAATCTTGTTTAAAGTATAGGTTTTGTGCTTCTTCGGGAGCTGGTAAGTCAACTTTACCCCAACTGATTTCTGGAGACTTAATGTACTGTCCTTGGTCATAAGCGTTGCCCACTGCTGCAAAATCAGTGCCCTTTATTTGTTTGCCTGGAGAGGTTTCGTATGGAGGAATTTCCATTTCTCCATGAATATACAATATTCCTGTTCCATATGTCAGGTGATTTATATGAGGTACTTCTTGAGTCAAAGATACCCAACCATCTTGTCTTGGTCCTGTCTCGCTTGCGATGTCTTGCGCTATAAGATTACCAAACCTTTCGAAATCTCTGTAACTATACCTTCCTACATTACTCAGAGTATCCCGAAAATAAGATTTAACACGGCCGGCATGAGCATCGTCTAGGGCATCGATTCCTATAACTGCATGGAAGTTAGAAACATACTCATTCAGTGCTGAGGTGTTAACCACATCAGGCACCAGATCATCAAGGGATTCTATGGGCGCGGGATTCCACCAATCAGGATTTCCCGTTGGCGGTGGTGGCGGAGGGGGCGGAGGTGGCGGTTCACCAGTTTCGGGTCCAGTCCACTCACCAGGACCCATAAACTGTTCATCATAAGTTGACTCTTGCGTTTTTGTCGTTTGGGTGAATACGCTTTCTTCTTGCTCTGGATCTTCGTGTTTCGTATTCAGGTAGTACTGTTGGTTTCGTTCTAATCTCACATATCCTGGTCGTTCAGTTTCCAGAGGTTCTTGAGTCCACTGAAAACTCTGTGAGTTACCGACAGTAGTAAGTCCGATATCAGATATCGGGTTGCCTCCTGGGATTAGAGAAAACCAAGATACGAGCGATACTAGTGCTCCTCCTGCAGATGTGGCGTATTCTATTAAACCAGCACGGGATCCATCATCATCAGTGCTTACTTCAGATACCATTACTTTATTTTTCTTTATGGTTTTCGATAAAGGAACAGACGAAGCATTCGCAACCCATTGTTCCGGCGAAATACCGTCTTCGATGAACACATCATCCGGAGCGTTGGCAACTTGCATAACAATACGGCGATACTCAACCTTTGGTGTTGCTGGGTTTATGTGTCGCATGTTGAAGTAGTAATCTCTTCCAACTTCTATCCCACAACTATTTTCGTCTTCGCGTTGCCCAGGGGTTTGTTGTTTAATAGCAAAGTTAGAAAGTCCTGATACGAAATCTTCTCCTGGTGAAGAACCATAGTTAAGATTGCACGAGTTACTGATAGCTTCACCGCCAGGAGTCAGAGAAATCCACTCTTCCCGCAAAGTGTCCGGATCTTGAAAGCTGCCGAAATTTTGATTTGATTTGTGCTCGAATAAGCGTTCTTTACCGACTCCGCCTGTCGCTTTAAATTTGGTGGATAAAATCTTTCCATTAGCAGGAATGTAAATACCAGTTTGGGAAATCTGAGAGTTGGGATCGTTAGGCAAATCGTTATCACCAGATCCGCCCCATATAAGGTTATTACTAGATTGCCATTGTAGGTCAGAGATGTCATAATCTCTAACTATATCAGGTTCTTGTGGTGTTGGTGG